CTGCCATGCCCGACATTAAGATGATCAACGAGATGAGCAAGACGGTCATCAAGGCTGCTCAGAAGGCCACTGATCCACCGTTGCTTGTTCCTGACGATGGCTTCATGCTGCCATTGCGCACCATCCCTGGTGGCTTAAACTATTACCGTTCAGGGACCCAAGACAAGGTTATGCCTTTGATTGAAGGTGTACGTCCTGACATTGGCCTTGAGTTCATTGATTCACGCCGCACGCACGTCTTGAAAACGTTCCACGTTGACTGGATGCAGATGCGTGAAGGTCCTTCAATGACTGCAACTGAAGTGCTGCAGCGTCAAGAAGAGCGTATGCGACTCATGGGTCCTATGGTTGGTCGCTTGCAGTTTGAGTTGCTTGGTCCTATGATTGACCGGGTGTTCAACATTATGGCTCGTCGCAAGATGCTGCCACCGCCACCTCCAGCTATTGAAGGTCGCAACATGCGTATTGACTACGTGTCTCCAGTAGCACGTGCTCAGAAGACGCAGCAACTGTTTAGCTTTACTCGCCTGCTTGAAGCACTCGTACCTTTGGGTAACATTAAACCCGAAGTCTTCGACAACATTGACGCAGACGGTACCGTTCGCTGGGCAGCTAAGCTGCTTGATGCGCCGCTTGAGACTCTATTGTCTGTAGAAAAACTACAAGCTATGCGTCAACAGCGTTCAGAACAACAGGCGGAAATGGCTGAGGTTGCTCGAGGTCGTGAGATGGCAGCCACTGCTAAGGATGCTGCTAATGCCGCAGCCACGATGCCCCAAGGTTTAGAGCCTCCACCAGATCAAGGAGTTGAACCAGGTGCCCCGCCAATTTAATCCCGTTGAGCTGCAAGACAGCTACAAGAAAATATTTTCCACGCCTGATGGCGAACGTGTGCTTGAACACCTCTGCAAAGTTGGGTTCATCGGCGATACCACGTACGTGTCAGGTGATCCTACTGAGACGGCGCACCGTGAAGGTCAGCGTCGCTTGGTGCTTAGCATTTTGCGTTTTTTGGAAAGAGACGCAAGGCAACTTTTGAAACGACTCGAGGAGTTAAACAATGAGTGATATGAACGGAGGGTCCATGGGGGCTCCTGCTGGCGGAGACGCTGGTGCAGGTAACTTTGGGGGCAGCTCTGCCGGTTCAGCAATGGATTGGCGAGCTTCTTTAGATGATACGTTGCGCGCAGATCCCACTCTGGCAGACATTAAAGATTTAAACGGTTTGGCCAAGTCTTATGTTCATGCTCAACGCATGATTGGTAAAGACAAAATCTCTATTCCTGGTGACACATCAGACCAGTCTGAATGGGATATGTTCTACGAGCGACTAGGTCGCCCTGGTGATGGTAACTACAAACTTGAACCCAATGGCGTAGTGCCTGACGGCGTTGAGTTTGAACCGGCTGCCCTTGACCGCTTTAAAAAGATTTTCCACGCAAACGGATTAACTCAAAAACAAGCTGAGGGTATCTTTAAAGAGTACATGAGCTACGTTGGCGAGCAGCATAACTCGATCACAAGCAACGGCGAAGCTCAACGAGGCGAGTGGGTAAACCAAGTCAAACGTGAGTTTGGCCGCGCTTTTGACGAGCGCGTTGATCTGGCAGTTCGCGCAGTTGAAACCTTTGGTGGTCAAGAGCTCATGCAGTGGCTAGATCAAACCGGTCTCGGAGACCATCCGATGTTTGTCAAGATGTTTGCCAATATCGGTCAACAGATGCAAGAATCACTTGCCAGCCCTGGACAATCACGCGGCTGGACAATGACTCCGGATTCTGCCCGACAAGAGATTGCTCGCATGCAGCGAGATAAGGACTTCATGAGTGCCTATATGACTCCCGGAGCCACCGGGCACCCTGAAGCTGTTAAAAAGATGCAAGACCTGTTTGGTTTTGCTTACCCAGACGAGGCACAGTAACTATGAAAACCCTGCTTGGCAAGAAACCTTCTGACCTAGAAGAACTTCAACAGATTCTGACGAACAGTCTGCCGTCGTCAGAGCCCAAAAAAGACAAAATCGTCCGAGACGCTGTCAAGTCTACGTCTTTGCCGTCAGAAGTCCAGAAGTCTATGTCCGAAATTCTTGCTGAGCGGCTGAAACAGAAGCCCAAGGTCGACGATGTCGATGACACCGTCAAACGAGTCCAGCGAGAAATGAAGGTCGACTACGGAACAGTCAACCAAAACCTGACTACCGTCAAGGACGACCAAAGAATGGGTAAAAGTAAGCGTTTGGGCTAGTTTCTTTTTCTGGTTTTTGCTGTATTATCCTATTAACGGGGAACCCGAAAGGGTCCGTGGGTGTCGCCTAGCCAAAAGGGTATGTGGGGGTCCGATTTTAGGGCAGCCTCTGCGAGCAAACGTGTTTTCAACTTTAACTGAATGAGGAGGACATAATGTCCATTCAAATCACTACGGCATTTGTACAGCAGTACCGTGCCAACGTAGAACACCTCGTACAGCAGAAGGGCTCGCGCTTGCGTCCGCTCGTTCGCACTGAAACTCAGAATGGTGAGTTTGAGTTCTACGATCGTATCGGCGCAACTTCTGCTCAAGAGGTCACTGGCCGTCACCAGGACACCCCATTGATCAACGTTCCACATGATCGTCGCCGCGTTTCGCTGCGCGATTTTGACTGGGCCGACCTGATCGACCGTCCTGATCGCATCCGCATGTTGATTGACCCTACTTCGCCTTACAGCCAAAACGCAGCCTTTGCACTTGGTCGTAAGATGGACGAGGTTATTCTCGATGCGGCTTTTGGTACCGTGTACACCGGCAAAACCGGTTCTAGTACCGTGACTTTCCCTAGCACTCAGCAAGTCGCAGTTGACTACGTTGAGTCAGGCGCCACAACTAACTCTGGTTTGACCATTGCTAAGTTGCGCAAAGCCAAGGAAATCATGGACAAAAACGAAGTTGATCCTACTGAGCGTCGCTATATCGCTATGACGGCTAAGCAAGTCACTGATTTGCTGAAGACGACTGAAGTGTCTAGCGCCGACTACAACACCGTGCGCGCTCTCGTGCAAGGTGAGATCAACACTTTCATGGGGTTCGAGTTTGTTCGCACTGAACTGGTTCGTACCAATGCTTCTAGCCACCGTCGTGTGCTTGCCTGGGCTCAGTCCGGCTTGCTCATCGCCGTTGGTCAAGACATTGTTACTGACATCGGTCCTCGTCGCGACAAGCGCAACTCTACTCAAGTCTACGTCTCTGCTTCTTTCGGGGCAACCCGCATGGAAGAAGAGAAGGTAGTTGAGATCATCTGCGCTGAATAAGGAGAACAGTCATGGCTAATCAAAATAGCACTCAATACGCTAACACCCAGGCTACTCCAGCTACGATGAACGACGTTTGCGACGAGCATGGTCGCGCACGTGTACGTGCATTTGACTTCACACAGTCAGGTGCAGGTGCAGACGGCGATACCGTGACCTTGTGCACTTTGCCCGGTGGTACTACCCGCATCCTTGGTGTGGTGATTACTAGCTCGGCACTTGGCGCATCTCGTGTCGTTAAAGTCGGTCACACTGGCTACACTAACTTGTCAAATGCTGCTGTTGCAGCAGATGACGACGCGTTTATGGCGAACACTTCAGTGGCTTCTGCAGGCACCATCAGTTCTTTTGCAACAAGCAAGATTTCCAGCAAAACTGGTTTGACTGTTCGTGCAACAATTACTGGCGGCACGATTCCTGACGCAGCTACTCTGAACGGTTACGTGCTCTACGCAATCGACTAAGTTAGAGGAGTTACCGGTAGTGCGGGGGATCGGGCCGTAAGGCACGGTCTCCCGTTTTTGTTAGGAGATACAAATGGCAGCATCAGATATTGAAGTCGTAAACAGGTCACTTACTTTGCTGGGTGTTGATCCCATCAACTCCCTGTCTGACCCAACTAAGGCAGCATCAACGGCTCGTCGTCTTTACGATGATTCGCGCGCAGCAGTCTTTCGCGCTCACCCGTGGAACTGTTTGATTAGGCGAGCTGCTTTGCCTCTTGACGTAACTACGCCTGCTTACGAGTACACATATCAGTTTGTGTTGCCCGCAGATTTTCTAAGGCTGTTGACGCTTGAAGATGTCAATGGTCGTTATTCAATTGAATCTCGCCGTATTCTTTACGACGGAGACAACTTGAAAATCAAATACATCGCTTTGTTGACTGACGTACCAAGCTATGATACTTTACTTGTAGACGCTTTGGCTGCAAGACTTGCTGCTGACATGGCTCACCCATTGCTGCAGTCGTCAACTACGATGGAACAGATGTGGCAGCTCTATGAGTTGAAGTTGCGCGAAGCCAAGTTTGTTGATGCTCAAGAAAATTCACAAGAAGTGCTTGATGCCGATTACTGGTTGAACAGTCGATTTGGCATTGCTGATTCACGTTTAGGTGTACCTCCAAGGTGGTAATCAATGTCTCGTACAACGCCAATTCAAACTAACTTTACCGGCGGGGAGATTTCTCCTCGTTTGTACGGTCGTGTTGACTTGCAAAAATACGCAACGTCAATTGAGCGCTGCGAGAACTTTATCATCTTCTCTCACGGCGGCATCACTAAGCGTTCAGGTACGCGTTTTATCACAGAGGTAAAGTTTAGCAACCGCAAGGTCAAACTTATTCCTTTTATCTTTTCAACTGAACAAGCATACATCCTTGAGTTTGGTCACTACTACATTAGGTTTTACAGAAATGAATCTGTCTTACTTAATGGAACAGGCACGGCTCCTTACGAGATCATTTCGCCTTGGTCAGAAGACGATCTTGACAATCTTGATTTCACTCAGTCTGCCGACGTTCTTTACCTAGTTCACAAAGACTATCAACCAAGAACATTAAATCGTTTAGGACCTACTAACTGGTCATTAGACCTTTACTTGTACAAAGATGGTCCATACAACGACGTGAACACAGGTACTGTAACAGTACACACGTCTGCTTTAACTGGCACAGCTACTATTACGTCAAGCAGTGGTATTTTTGCAGCCACTGACGTTGGGCGCTGGTTTCGTTTTAAAAATGGTTCTCCTGCCGTTTGGGGCGCAGGCACCATTACTGCCTACACAAACCCAACAACTGTTACTGTCGTTGTTGACCCTGACTTTCCATTTGGCTCTACTGGTGCTGGTAACGCCACAAAGGATTGGAGACTAGGTGCTTGGTCAAATACTCTTGGTTGGCCAACCTCAGTTGCGTTCTTCCAAGAACGTTTATTCTTTGCTGCAAGCGCGTCAAAGCCTGCGACCATTTGGAGTACGCGAACTTCTGACTTTAAGTCATTCAGTCCTAGTAACGCCAAGGCAGAAGTACTTGATGACTCGGCTTTAAATTTAACCTTGGCAACTGACCAGGTGAACGCGATTAGATGGATTTACGGCGAAAAGCGTTTGCAGCTTGGTACGTCAGATGGTCCTTTCATCTTGTCAGCAGGACGAAACTATGAAGCGCTGACACCTACAAACGCAACGATCTCTCGTGAAACTACTGACGGCACTGCCAACGAACGCCCTGTTGGTGCAAGTAGAACTACCCTGTATATTGACCGTTCACGTTTAAAAGTACGTGAATTGTCTTACGACATCAACATTGACGGCTACACCTCAGTAGACCTTACGCTGCTTGCAGAACACATTACTACTGGCAACGTCAAGCAAATTGCCTACGCGCGTTCTCCTGACAACTTGGTGTGGACGTTGCTGCAGACCGGAGAACTGCGCTGCTTATCATACGAGCCAGATCAAGAAGTTGTTGCTTGGCATCGCCATATCATTGGCGGCACAAATGTTCAAGTCAAGCAAATTGCTGTTGTGCCAAAAAATGACGAATCAGAAGAGGTTTTGTACCTAGTCGTTCAGCGAACTATTGACGGTCAAACCGTGCAGTACGTTGAATACTTAGAAAAATCGTTTGATACCGCGAAAGGAATGGTGGTTGAGGATGCTTTCTTTATTGATAGCGGCATTAGTTATGATGGTTCTCCCGTTAGTGTTCTTTCCGGATTGGATCATTTAGAAGGCGAGACAGTTCAAATTCTAGCTGACGGAGCTGTTCATCCAGATCGCGTTGTTAGCTCTGGTTCGATTACTTTAGCGCGTACTGCCTCAAAGGTAAGTGTCGGTCTTCCTTACGTGGCTCGAGTACGTACCCTCGACCCTGAGGTTCAAACCCAGACAGGTCCTTCTCAAGGAAAGATACGTCGCATTGAACGCGTAACTTTCAGGCTCGTAGACACCTTTAATTTGAAATTTGGTGCCAACGGAGCAGCCCTAGAGATCATTCCTTTCCGGTCTGGTGCTATGCCTATGGGCTCAATCAGGTTGTTCACAGGGGACAAACGAGTATTGGTACAGCATGCTCCTGAGCGACAGTTTGAGTTGCTCGTGCAGTCTGATACTCCGCATCCATGCACCGTACTGGCAATCATGTACGCAATGACGGTTTCAGAGAGATGATCGTAGTACCATTTGAACCATGGCACCTAGACTTCATCAAACCCCTCTGGCCTGTTTTCACGGACAAGATTGCCCTAGAACGAAGTTCAATTTCGTTTACGGCAGTGGACTACGGAAAACCCCTGGCTATTGCCGGGATCATTCCTTTGTGGAAAGGCGTGGCCGAATCGTACATGATTCCATCCGCACTATTTCCGAACCACAAAATTCAGTGTATAAAGTACATAAAGTTAAATCAGGAATTTTTAAGAAGGGAACTCAAGCTGCATCGACTTCAAACGACCGTGCCGTCAGATTTTTCAGCGGCAATTCGCTGGTTAGAGTGGTTAGGCTACGAGCGAGAATCGACGCTGCGGCAGTGGGGCCCAGATCAGAAAGACCACTACAGATACGTGAGGTTCTTTGATGGGTGTTGAAGTCATGATTGTATCGGCCATGGTCGCAGGCACTGCGATGCAGGCCTATGGCCAATACCAGGCCGGTAAAGACGCTAAAAAGGCGGCTGACTATAACGCTCAGATCATGGAGCGTAATGCCAAGGCTGCCGAAGAAAAAGCGGCTTATGAAGCAGAAGCAGAAGCTTCTCGACTTCGCAGGATCATTGGTTCTCAGCGAGCTGCTGCAGGAGCCAGCGGTTACCAGATGACTGGTAGCATTCTTGATCTTCAAGAAGATACGACCATTCAAGGCACGATGGAGCAAATGGCTATTCTGTACGGCGGTCAATTGCAAAAACAAAATTTTGAAGCAGAAGCAGCCGGGTCTCGATTCCAAGGGGAAGCCGCGTATCGTCAGGGCGTTACGGGCGCTATGGGTACACTTCTTTCCGGTGGTGCTCAATCCGCTTACATGGGCAAACAAATGAATGTTTTTGGGTCCAAACCTACCGGCACGGTCACCCCTGGAAAAATAACACCTTCTAAGAGTTAACTATGCCAAGAATACCTACCTACGAAAAACGCGGCACACTTCCTACATCATACCAGCAAGGTCTTGATGCGAGGGACAGGGATGCTTTTACTCTTGGAGCTCGAGGCACCATTCAAGCAGGTAAGGATGTGCAGGAAGCAGCAGGTACTGCCTTTAAATGGTGGGATCAGAATCAACGAGAAACCGCCACCTTAGATATGGCAGTTGCTTCTGCTGGAGCTAAACAACAGTTTCTTGAGCAATTTGAGCAACTGTCTAACCAAGAGGAGCAAAACGTCG